ACTGACTGATGTGCCGACACTGACCTCGACTACGGTGGCGAACTATGCTGTGTTGAATCCGTTGACTTTATCCTACGGGACGCTGAGTGAAGCAAACCTGAAGTATGTAGGGAATGCGGTTAACCACGACATGGTTGTTGCAACTTTGGCGCAGTCTACTGGCAAGTGGTATTTTGAAACAACGCTTACCAGCAATATTTCAATGTCGGGGGTTGTAAATCTTAACTCTTACACACCCAGAACAAGCCCAACTTACCCTGGGGGTAATGCTGCGTCATGGGGCTATTACCCTGATCCAGCAGTCCCTGGAATATACAACAACAATATCAAAACAGATGTAGTAGCAGCAGCAACAAACGGGGATATTGTTGGGATTGCTTTAGATTGTGATGCTGGGGCAATATCTTGGTACAAGAATAATTCGCTATTGATAACCAAAACCATAGGTGCTGGAAATTGGGGGTTTGTTGTTGGGCACTTAAATGCCAATTGTGTTGTCAACTTCGGCCAGCAACCCTTCACCTACACCGCCCCCACCGGTTTCCTCCCACTCAACACTTTCAACATCCCAGCCGGCACAGTCACCACCAGCGGCACCTTCACAGGCAACGCCAGCGCAGACGGCCCAATGGTGTACCTGAACGGCACCCCCACGGCAATGACGATCAACGGCAACGCAGTGACCTTCGGAACCCATGCCGACAAGCTGGCAAACGGTTTCAAGGTGCGCAGCAGTTCAGCGAGCTACAACGCATCCGGCAGCAATACTTATTCGGCATCCGTTGTCGGAGCTGTATTTAAGTACGAAGACGCTCAATCTAACCCATGAACCTACCCCAACTGCCCCCGGACAAGGCGAACCATGCGCTGTATGGAGCCTTGATCTTCAACGTCGCCTTCATGGCTTCTCATAGCGTTGCCATTGCCTCTGGCGTGGTTGCTGCGTTTGCTGTTGCCAAGGAGATCAGTGACGCGGTTATCAACTGGCGGGCAACGGGCAAGCTCACGCAGGGGCCGCACGGAGTGGAGTTCTTAGACGCTGCCGCAACGTGCTTTGGTGGCGTTCTGACGGCACTACCGCTGGTGGTCCTACACCGTTAAAATACCCCGCCAGGATCCCCGATGACCACACCGTCCTACGTCCTCACCTACGACAGCTTGTCCAGCCTCGTGCTCCAGTACCTGGAGCGCAGCGACCCGGCTGTTGTGGAATTCATTCCCACCGCCATCACCATGGCGGAGTTTGAGATCGCCCAGGAGATCAAGACGCTGGGCCAGATGGAGGTGGTGACGTCGAACATGACGGCGAGCAACCCGGTCATCGCCAAGCCGGCACGGTGGCGCAAGACGGTGTCAATGACCCTCACCACGGCGGCTGGCGCCAAGCAGCCCATCTACCTGCGCAAGCTCGAATACCTGAGCTCGTACTGGCCCGACGTCACGGCCACCGACACACCGGTGTACTACGCCGACTACGACTACGACCACTGGTTCATCGCGCCCACGCCGGCCTCGGCGTTCGCTTTCGAGGCGCTCTGCTACACCCGCCTGCCGCCGCTGTCGTCCACCAACCAGACCAACTGGCTGACCCAGAACGCGCCCAACGCGATGCTGTTCGGCACGCTCAAGCAGACCGCGCCCTTCCTCAAGGACGACGCCCGGCTGGCGGTGTGGGCGCAGCTCTTCACCGAGGCCATGACGGCGCTCAAGTCGGAGGACGCGCTGCGCATAGGCGACCGCCAAACCGTTGCACAGGACTCCTGATGACCACCTACGTCAATCCGTTCACTGGTCAGACGATCAGCCCGTCCCAGGTCAGCTACGAGGCCCTCACCATAAGCGTCGACACGGCGCTGGAGTGGCCCATCAACGGCAACCAAGGGGACGTGGCGAGCGCCATCATCGACGTCACCGCGACCGTCGCCTCGCTCAAGCTGGAGCTGCCGCCGGCCACCCAGGTCTCGACAGGGCAGTCGGTGCTGGTGCGCAACGTCGGCGCCAACACCTTCACGGTCACCGACACCTCGGGCAACACGATCATCGCGATCGCCTCCGGCATCGCCCAGTTCATCTTCCTGACCAGCAACACGACCCTCAACGGCACCTGGGCCACGGTGACGTTCGGTGCCGGTACATCGACAGCCAACGCCTCGGCGCTGGCCGGGTACGGCCTGACCCCCATCAACCTGACGCTGAACCAAGCGTACCCGGTCACGACCCTGTTCTCCAGCACCACGTTGACCGCCACGAGCCGGGCGCAGTTCCTGGTGTGGGGTAGTGGGGTGGGGGCCATCACGCTGCCCCCGGCGACCACGGTGGGCAACAACTGGTTCTGCAACATCCGCAACAACGGCACCGGCATCCTGACGCTGACGCCGCAGGGCACGAACACGATCGACGGGAACGCCTCGCAGCAACTCCAGCTCACCGAGTCCCTGGTGATCGCGTCAGACGGCACGAACTTCAACACGTTCGGCTACGGGCGATCGAACACCTTCGCCTACACCCAGCTCCTGCTGTCGGTGACCGGGGGCACCACGACCCTCTCGTCGTCCCAGGCGTCGAACACGGTCCAGGAGTACTCCGGGGTCCTAACGTCGAACCAGATCATCGTGGTGCCCTCCACGGTGCAGCTCTACTCGTTCACGAACAACACGACCGGGGCCTACACGCTGACCTTCAAGACTGCGGTGGTCGGTGGCGCCACGATCACGGTGGCGCAGGGCAAGACCGCGATGGCTGTCTGCGACGGCACCAACGTCTACAACGCCAACAGCACCGCCCAGGGCGTGGTGACCGGGCTGACGCTCGATGCGGGCTCCGCCGCTGCGCCACCCCTGAACTTCATCTCGAACCTGACCACGGGCATCTACCTGCCGGCGTCGGCGCAGATCGGGTTCACGATCGCCGGGGCCAACGCGGCCACACTCAGCGCCTCCGGGTTCGCGGTCCCAGTGGGCATCGGTGGGGGCACGTTTTGACACAGAAGGTCATATCGATGACGGCCCTCCCGGGCATCCAACGGGACGGGACGGTATTCGCCAGCAACCGCTACAACGACGGCGAGTGGGTGCGCTTCCAGCGGGGCCTGCCGCGCAAGATCGGCGGGTACACCGGCTCCTTCCTGAACGCGACCGGGATCTCGCGCGGCATGCACATGGCCGCCGCCAATGGCCTGAATTACGTGGTCTCGGGCTACAGCGCGGGCCTGGAGCAGTGGGTCACTGACACCGATAACGGCATCGGCACGGGGCCCTACGCCTACTCCCTGAGCGACTTCACTGTCAGCGACGTGAACCTCTGGCAGTTCGACATCGGCTACGACTCAACCGGCGGCGGCACCAACAACTTGGTGGCGCACCCAGGCCAGAACCTGACGGCCATATCGTCCACGGTGAACACGCCCGTGCTGCGCAGCGTCTTCCCGGGCACCCCGGGCAGCCTGACGATGTCCAAGGTGGGGGTGTTCACCGCCGCCGGCAGCATCAACGGCACGACCACCTTCACCCTGTCGGCGCTCAACGCCCGCGTGGGCGCCGGCCAGACCATCACCGGCTCGGGCATCCCCTCGGGCACCACGGTGGTCTCGGTGACCCTGCTGGCGGTGGTCATGTCGGCTGCGGCCACCACAACGGCAAGCATCACGGCCACGTTCGACAACAACATCGCGGTGTCGGGCGGTTGCGTGGTCCTGCACCCGTACCTCTTCGTCTACGGCAACAACGGGCTGATCCAGAACTCCAGCGCCGGTGACTTCGACAACTGGGTCTCGGCGGACGCCAACGCCAACAACACGTCCACCGGCAAGATCGTGCGGGGCCTGCCCCTGCGCGGCGGCTCCTCGTCGCCCAGTGGCCTGTTCTGGTCCACCGACTCCCTCGTGCGGGTGAGCTTCGCGCCGACGTCGGCGGGCGGCCAGAACTTCTACTGGTCCTACGACCTGATCAGCAGCCAGACGTCGATCATGTCGTCGCAGTCGGTGATCGAGTACGACGGCATCTTCTACTGGGCCGGCGTGGACCGGTTCCTGATGTACGGCGGCGCGGTCCAGGAGATCCCGAACGACGTCAACCAGAACTACTTCT